GGAGCTGGAGCTGGAGCTGGAGCTAGTGCAGAAGGATCTTCAGCTTCTAGTTCAGCAAGAAGTTCGTCTAGATTAATATCACCCATGTCTTCGCCCATTTCTTCACCTGTATCGGGTGTTTCAGAAGAACCTTGACTGTGCATTTCGTCAGATACTTCGCCTTCTAATTCAGCTAGAATTTCATCTAGTTCTTCACTAGTTACTTCATCGCCTTCTTCAGATGAAGCTTCTTCTTCAAGTTTAACATCAAATTCTTGTTTACCGTTTGAAGATGTAGACTTGAGTGTAGATGGATTTGCTGGCTTAGAAGTCTTAGCTGTTAAACCATCATTTTTACCAATGTTAGAAGATGCAAGCTTTTCTTCAATCTTACCTTCTTCTTCTTCGGTTGATTCTTCTGCCATTTCTTCTTTGAGTTTGTCCGCAAACATTTCTTTCATACTGTTTGCAAAACTTTCTTCAAGGAAGGTTTTTGCATTTGCCAATGCTGTTTCACGAACAGCCTTTGCATCCGCAATACTTTCTTTTAATAGATCGCTCATAATTATATTTCTGCCTTTCTTATTGTTATTTGTTTATGAAGCTATTGAAGAACTCCAAAGAAGATAAATCGCTGTCACATCAAAGAATGATGTATTTGAATAATAAATATAATTAAAAACGTAAATATATCAAAATATTTTATATTTATTGATATATGCCAGCACAAAGTGAAAAGCAAGCGAGACTATTCAGATTAGTACGAGCCTTACAAAAAGGAAAAATTAAACCTGGAAAAGTATCTTCAACAGTACGTACAATGGCTAGTACTATAAAACCAAGTAGCGTTAAAGATTTTACCAAACTAAAAGAAATATTGAAAAGTCTCAAAGAGTCTGAGTATTCACTGAGTGATTTTGACATTATCAAAGGAAAATCTTTTAATCAAGTGTTGAAAGAAAACGAAGGAGTTCCATTTGTCAAAAAAGAAATGTTGATATTTCAAAATAAGCAAAATGGATTTAGCGGATTTGGCAAAACCAATTTTATTCCAAATGCGCCGGAAAACACACAGATACAAACCGAAATATTCAGTAACGGTAGTACAAAAAAGTATGTGTTTAAAAAATTAATAGATCAAAAAAATGAAAATTTAATTGTTTATGCTTGTTTTGTACAAAGAACCTATCCTGATCGACCAGAAAAAGAAATATTTAGTATGTTGAGTACCGGTGTAGATAAAAACAAAGATAGTGAACAAACAAGTTCGTTAGCAGACTTTATAGATAGAATTAACTCTTATGGCCTATAATTTTAATCCCAATTTTTCTAAACATATGAATTCTAAAAAAGATAATTATAAGTTCATAAAAAGAACTGGCGAAGAAAACGCTTATTCAAATCCCGATGTACGTGAAATGAATAATAGTTATAACAAGTACAAATCGCCAAAATTAATTAACTTTATAAATAATGATAATTTTGAAGAAGAAAAAATGTACAAACTTGAAGATATAGATAATCCAAATGGATGGAATTTTATGGAGATAGATTTGTTAGGCGAAATGGATTTTCGTATAGATGACGAGTACAGAATGTTCTCTGAAGTAGAAGTTCCCTCTTTAGATATGGTTAATGAAAAGAGAAAAACCTTCGTCTATAAAACAGACGAAGGTTATGTATTAGAATCAAATAGAAAATATGTTTTTGAATCGTTTATCTCGATGTTGGAATTTATCGATTCTATACCGATGCGTTAGTACTAACATTGGTTGTTTGTGGATTTTCATTCATTGAATCTGCGATCTCAAAATAACGTTCCAATCTCATACCAACTTGTTCATACAACATTTCAAGTTGTTGTTCAATAGCTTTCATCTTTTGTGCTTCTTCGTACATCTTAGCGGCATCACGTTTGATTTCTTTCATATCACGTTCCACCATTTTAGCTTCCATCCATTCGTTACATTCTTTAATAGCATATCGTTCTGCTAAATTAACAGCTTCCATAATTTTTTGTGCTGTTTCATAGACACTATCAGCTTTTAATCCTTTACGATATTCGTTGTAAGATTTAATAACCCCGACCATTTTTGATTTTTCTTCTTTGGTCAAAGCGACATAAGTCGATTCCGTAGAGTTTTCCAGTAAATGTTTTAATTTCATACTTTATAAATATTATAGTTCTGATAGAATGTTGTGAATAATTCTTTCAACATTACTATATGGGTTAATTATTATTTTTTGTTCAACGCTTTCATTGATTTTTCCCTGTGGATACATAAAAGCTCCTTGTGTACTTGGATTGCTTACGAAATCAAACGCAATTAAATCAAAATCGTCTTGTACAACATCTGCATTTTCACGCATATCTTTTTTAACACTTCCTAATCCGCGACTACTAATACCCAAAAGAATACCTGATTGTAGCAAGTCTCTTAAAATGTTACCGCTAGGCGTAGGAAGAATTTCAACTGTACCAACTAAATCTTTACTTTCCCACCCCATATCTACGATATTATGACTTACATTTTTTAAGTTAACAACAGATGATTCTGGGTGATCTAATTCACCCATAGCACGACGTTGTTTAACGAAATTTTGCATATATTTCTCAGCTTCTCTCTTCAACACATCTACTGGATACACACGGCCGTTTTGGTTTTTTGCGTCGGCACGTTGTAATACGCCGGTTACGTATAATTTTCCATCTTTAAGAGATTCATTTAAAGATGTTTTTTTAAATTCAAATGGTAAAATATCTATCAGTACTTGTTTCATATATATTAAGCTTTAGGTTGTGTTGTTCCCGTTTGTGCGTTTTGATCTTGAGTAGTCGCATCCTCTTTATCAGCGGTTATTTTGTTTGATGGAACAACATTTTGTTGACTGTTTGGTTCAACTAATGCTTTTGATTTAGCAACTTGATATTGATCCTTTGGCTTCAAATTATCAGCATTGCCTAAAATTTTAAGTTTAAATCCTGGTTTAACAAAGAATTTAGCCACCTTTTGTTTATTTTCCTCTCGTCCAATAATTATGATGACATATCTATCATAATAATAATCAATCGCAACGCCTGTTACATTGATTGTATAATCTGTTTCAGGCTGTTTGTATCCTTTACTAGCTCTAACCACAATCTTCTTACCCAAAATTTTATCCTGTATTGACTTTTGAAGATTATTCTTTAATGCTTCAGTCGAACTTTTTAATTTTGTATCAAATGCTGTAAAGTCAGGAAGAACATCGTATGTTTTTAAATCTACTGACGGCGCCGCAGCGGGTTGTTTAGGTTGAGCAGGTTGAGCAGGTTGAGCAGGTTGAGCAGGTTGAACAGGTTGTGGGGCAGCAACTGGTTTATCTTCTTGTTCGTATTTAAGAGTATCAAATCTCTCATACATAGGTAAAGCACCTTGTTTATATCCAATTAAATTGGGATCCATATCAGGATCATTGTGTTGAACCAAACCATTTTCGTCAGTATATGTATCGCCTAATTCAATTGATTGTGCTGGTGTTGCGTAAGCCGGACCACTATACATTTGATTTTCCAACTTATATCCATTACTTCTTTTGATAGCTTTAGCTAACTTATATCCCAATTGTGTCGCTGCTCTAATGTTTCCTGGTCCACGGCGGCTAAATGCAAATGGTGTTCTAGCAGCATCGCCTCCAACTGAAACAGGACCAGACGCGACCGCACCTGTACCTGTTGTACTAGCTTCATTTTTAACCTTTAACTTGGTTAAAATTCGTTTAATCTTTTCTTTAAGATTTTGTTTCATTTTTGACATCAATCTTTTTAATTTCTTCTACTAATTCATACGCATTCAATAAAGATGTCAATTGATTTTCTTTAATTATACCGGCACAAGATTTAGTAGAAAATTGACTAATAACTTCATTTATTTTAATTTTAACTACGTCAGATGTAACATTTTTTACTTGGTCTTTTAATACCAAGCTGATTCTTTTGTATTCTTCATTGACATATTTTGTAAATTTACTGGAATTTGAAACATTGGTAATATATTCCTTCAATAGTTTCTTTTGATCTGGCAATAAATCGTTGTATTTACTATTGAAATTTTCAATTAAAAACTTGTATGCTAACAATCTAACGTCTGCAGTTTGACTTCCATAAACATCCAACGATTCTTGATCCGACTTCTTTTCTTTTGTCAAATTTTCAACGATGTACTCTCTGGATTCTATTAACTCAGTAACTTCAAACTTAACCCCACTTTTATCTTGGTCTTCAAATAATTTATAAATGGAAGCATATAACTTATAATTTGGGATTTTGTTCTTTAAAAAATCATCAATGTTATATTTTTCTTTAATTTCTTTGATGATACTATACTTTTGTTTATTTAATTCACGTTCGTCAAGTTTAGATCGTGTTTGTAATACAACACCCAAAAGTCGTTCGGCCGAAGATACATCTTTACTTTTTTGTTGTAAAATAAAATTATAAAGCTGCACCTCTTTTCCAAGTTCTTTACTTTCGTGGAAGTACTTGAACATTAAATTTTTAGTAAATGATTCATCTTTTCCCGCTAGAATGTCTGATGTAATTTGTCGAGTGAGTAGTTCAAACAATATTCCAGCATTCTTGAATTTTGAATGTTTTGCTTTCTTGTGCATATTATTTATTATTATTTATAAATATAATCAATGTGGTTAAATATATAGGAATTATACTATTCTTTTATATTTTGTTCGTCCATGAAAGAATTTTTGTTTCCTTCCATCAAACTTTCTTTTTCTTGATCCAACGTTTTTAACAAATCTGTCAGCCCCTTAATAGACTCCACAGACAATGGCGATCCATTTTTATATTTGTGCGATACTGATAAATCACTGCGTCTATTGTTTTCTAATGTGCCTAGTGGATCTTCCCCAAAAGGATATTTACTGGCATCTTTTCTACCAGTTTGATCACGTTTTTCTGATAACTTTGGGGGAGTTGATGGTTCACCACCAGCTTCAGCGCCGGTATCTTTACCACTATCATCTCCTCCTTCAGGAGCAGTGTCAGTCCCAGGCTCACTACCACCTGGTTCAGCTCCGCCACCACCGCCGCTTTCACCCTCCTTATCTTTTTTATTTAAAAAGGATAGAGCTGGATCATTGCCTTCTTCTTCAATCTGCTTAAATCTATAATTTCCTTTAGCGTCGTCGATTAGTTGTTTTTGCAGAGTTATCATATCATGATCTGATAAACCAAAGATATTTTCATAAATCCATTTCTTAGAAAATACTTTTTGTTCTTGCATATCTTTGCAAAGTTCCACTTTGCTCTTATATACATCGATTTTTTCTTTTTCAAATATAGTGGACGGATTAGTTAATTCCAGTGTAAAATCTACTAATGATTCGTCTCTATATCCTTGGCTATATAAATGAATAACCGCAATTTTATTCAATTCACTAACCATAATACGTTGTATACGTTCTACTGTTCTAGCAAATCTTATGTCTTCAGCTGCTAATGTAGCTTTACCACTCAATGATTCATCATATCCCAAAAATGCTTTGGGTATCTTAAGTGCTGCCATCATTTTATTACGAAGATACTCAATGTCATCGGTACCAGTCCACTCTAATCCAGATAAATTTTCAATACTGGTTCCACTATCACTACCACGAACAGGCAAGAAAAAGTCCTCTACCATGTTTTGTAGATTGAATCTTAAATTATAATCTCCGGTTTCTTGATCCAAATATGGTACCTTTTTCATTTGGTCCATAATACGTTGCATATGATTGTCAACTTCATTTGGTGGAATATTACCAATATCAACTTTGAAAATGCGTTTTTCAGGCGCACGCATAATACGATGAATTAACATTGCGTCTTCCATCAAACTCAATTGTTTCCAAACACGTCGGGCGCCTTCTAAAGTACTTTTTCCATATGGGAGAAAGTTACTATCGCTCAATAATCTAAAATGAGCAATTTGATAGTTCTCCAAATCCTCCATCTTGTTTCCATATGGCAAATTGACTTGAAATTTAACAAAGTTTTTATTGGTCAAATGTGCATTTTCTACACGTGTTACATAATATGTACTCAATGGTTCTACCAAATAAACACCATATTCAGGGCTAATATGAAGTCGTAGATAAAAATCACCATATTTAACCATACACCGTGACCAACTCCATAAATTAAACTCTATGTTCAAAATATCATAGAATAGATTGTGCAAAATGTTTTTAATTTCATCGTTGGAAGATTTGATATGAATTACTTCACCCATTTCATTTCGGGTTGTACATTCATCTGCATAAATGTCCAACGCAGATGATAGAATTGGATCCATATCCATTGTATCATAATCACGAAATAGTTCTACACGACTGCTTTGATATGATAAATTAAAATCTCTAGTATATTGATTATACGAAGTAGTACGTAATCTATTAAACCTGTCTCTTAAACTATTACGATCTGTAGCGTACTGAATTTCATCAGTATCAATAACTTTTAGTTTTTTACCACCAATGTTGCGAACGATCACGTCGTTTGAAAACAAACGCTTCAAACGAGCGAATAAAGACCGACTCCGTAATTCTTGAAAAGATTTATCTGACATATGATTTATCTATAATATATAAGTATTTACATCAACCAAGTTAAACTTTCTTTTTTGTCATTTACCGTGAAATCCATAGTTTTATGATGATCTGGTACCGCGCTTACTTGTTTCGGAATTGAAATTTGACTTGAGACTTTTGATATTTTTGAAATGATTGCACGGTTATAAGCTATTTGTTCATTTCTAAGCTTCAACGCTGTTTCACGTATCCACAATCCAATTCCAATTGCCATAACTAAATCGTCATTATAACCCCTCATCGCTTCTGCTTTGGGTCCGTTCCAAACGAACACATTCAGTTCTTCATATAATCTTTTAGACTTCATAATCACTTGTTTTTGTCTAAAAAATAACTCCAAATTACTTACGATTAAAGGTCTATTTTTACTAGTTGTTGTAAATCCAGGAATTAACTTTTTATCAGCTGTATTTAATTTATTAGAATATGTTTTTTCTACATCAATCACCGTCAAATCAGTTGCGCTATAAAACGTATTTTGATAGTCTCGGTCAATAATTTGTTGTAATGTAGCCCACCCTATAGTGTTATTTTCTACCACCAATAAAGCATTGTTATATTCAGTAGCAACACTAACCAATAAGTTTCCATAATCTTTTGTAGTTAACTGACCTTTATATTCAGCTACTTGTTCCAATGTTTCTATATCTATAACGTGGAATGCACTAAAATCACCACCGTCTCCTCTAGCACAGTCAGCTGTCAATATGTAGTTTTTACTATAATTAGGATAATCCCAGATCCATAGGTCTTGATTGTTACCTCGCTTTTCAACAGGATCTTTTAGATGTGTTTGTTTGTAAAACTCAAGAATATCTACACTTACAACTTGATTACCAGATGTACTAAAGTCGCAATCACATTCTTGTGCTGCACCTTTTACTCCTGACAACTCAGTTTGTTTATCTCTCCACGTTTGATCTCTTTCTGGGTGTAAATGCCAAGGTAATCTAATTGTTTTAAAATTATTCTTGCCTTCTTCAGATTC